GTCTGGGGTCGTCACGATGATGCTGCGCCCGTCCAGCGTCGCGCGCAGCAGCTTCACCAGCTCGGAATTGGGCTCGAGCTCGATGTCGTACTCGGTCGTGTCGCTGCCGGCCGTGGTCACGTCGTCCAGCCATACCCGCCACACTCCGGTGGTGGCGAAAAACTCCTGCGCGGCGCGGCGCAGGGCGATGTCCACCAGCGGAGCAACGTATCCAGGCACTTCCGGGAGCACGTCGGGGTAGAAGGTGGACCAGGGCTTCATCAGTCGTCCATGCGTTCGAGCAGCATGGCCTTGCAGTTCTGGCGCAGGCGGTCCTCGGTGAGGCCGTCCACGTCGCGCTGCTGGATGCCGATGCGACGCGCATAGGCCTTGAGCAGAGCCCCGGCCATGTCGTCGATCGACTTTCTGAAATCGTCGGCAGAAAACGGCGGCTCGGCCAGCTTTGCGGCCGGCGTCGTCAGCACTGCCGCCAGAGCGCCAGCAACGGGCGCCGCTGGCTTCGTGGCAGGCTGCGACGCTGGCTCGCTGGCCTTGACCTTGGCTTTCGCCTCGGCCTTCGCCGCACGTTTCTGCTGCGCACTCTTGCGCGCGTACACACCTTTGGGCACGTTAGACCCCGTACAGGGCCGGACGGGCAATGACGGTGAGTCGCACCTTCGCGCCAACCACCGCAGTCGCCGCCGCTGCCGCCACCTTCAGACCGATCCCGCGATCGGCGCTCGTCGGCGCAATCATGGCGAAGGCTGCCTTCGTGGGCCGCGCGACGCCGCCGGCCTGGCCTACGGTCGAAGCGGCGAACGCCTCGCTTCCGCAGGTCCGGGTCGCGTCGACCACACCAGCGGCGCCGCTGATCAGACCCAGATCCAGGGTGATCGCTGGCGCGCCTCCGGAATCGAGGTCCTCGGCGCAGAGGATGGCGTCGACAGGCACGTAGCCGGCCGGCAGGTTCACCATTTCGATGACGTCGGCGGCGCCGATGCCAGCGACGGTGGTGTAGTCACCAACGAGGGTGATGGGCTCATAGCCATCGGCAGAAATCGCCGGATGGTTCTGAGCCACTTGCACAGATTGACGAAGAGTAGGCATGGTTTGCTCCTGAAGTGTTGAGGATTCCCTCGCAGGTCACCGCCCGAAGGCGGCGACGACTGCTTAGGAGATATCCGTGTAGGCCGTGTCGACGGCCCGGACACCGAAGTCCATGCCGTTGAAGCGCGGCTTGTCCCAGCCGGCGATGAGCCGGATGATCACGACCTGCTCTTCACCATGGTCCAGGTCGGACTCGGTGAGCTCGAAGCGCACCCCGCCCTTCTGGCTCTTGGTGCCGTAGGTCAACGCCACACCATGCGCACCCAAGAACAGGTTGCGCACCGCCGGCGTGACACCACCGGCGCCGTAGTCGTTGAACTTCACGCACGTCTCGTGCTCGGTGATCAGGCAGCCGTTGTAGTAGGCGTCGCCACCCATGAAGATGGGGGACTTCGCGCCCACAGCGGCGGCCTTGGCCTTTTCGAGCGTCAGCCAGCCGGCGTCGCCAACTTCGCGGCGCAGGTCGTACATCGACTCGGGGCTGGTCAGCAGGGCGAACGACTTCTCGCCGTCGATGTTGATCGGCTCCATGCGGGCGCCCCTGGCCGTCTCGACACCCTGCATCTTCTTGGCCAGCACCAGAGCGCGATCGATCACGCCGGTGCCAAGCTTGTCGGTCAGCGTCGGCTTGGTCTGGCCGTTGCCGATCAGCAGGTGCGCCGCATCAGGTGCCACGAACGCATTCGGGAAGCCGAGATAGCCAACTTCGTAGTGCTGGATCTCGTCGCCCACACCGCGCGAACCGGCCGCAGTCATGTGGCACTGCTCGTCGACCACTTCGGCGATGTAGTCGGACAAGCGCGCGCGGCACTGGGCCGCGATGTTGTGCTTGACCCGCTTCTGCGCCATGATGTCGCCGCAATTCACCGCCTGGCGATGCTTGTCGATGCGCATCTTGTGGGTGTAGTGCGAGAGCTTCTTCTCGCGGCCGGCCAGCTTCTCGTCACCTTCCACGGGTTTGCCGCGGAGTTTGGCGATCAGGGTGGTGGTCGTCTCGTCGCCGGCTGCGGTTTCGAGATCGGTCTTCGCGACAACGGGGAGTGCGGCGTCCTCGCCGCCCGTCATCTTGTCCCAGAAGGACTTCTTCTTCGCGTCGATTGCCGTTTTCGCGGCCCAGACTTTGACTGCCGCCGGGTCGGTCGGCAGGATTGCAGTGCGTGCCATGTCGTTTCCTTTCGAAAAGCACACGACACACTCCTGCGTGTCTGACAAAGCCGGGGCGATGCCCGGCCGGATTTACACGGCCTTCGCCGTGATTCTTGGCGGGGGCCTACGAACGATGATGCTCTCGTCAGCAATCACGCGCAAGCGGGCTCGCTGCCCGTCTTTTTTCTCGACAAGAACCCTGATGCGGCCGGCGTTGACCGTGCGGTTCTCCGCATCGATCACGAGCTCCTCGCCCACCCGAACGTCCATCACCACACCAGAGTTGTTGCTCATACTGAGGCCATCAGGCGCTCGACCACGTCCTTCGGCTGGCTGGCCAGGAACACTTCGAGCTCTTCGCCCTGCAGCGTTCCAACCTTTGCCAGCAGATCGCTCTCTACTTGGCTGCGATCTGCACCGGGCAATCCGCCAAGCGTCGTCAAGCCATGTCGCGCCGCAGCAGGCGCAGCAGCAGCTGCAGCAGCACCGGCGGTAGCGGCCGCAGCCGCTGTTGCGCCAGCGGCGCCAGGACCCGCAGCAGCGGGCTTGCCGTGTTGCAGCTGCATCACCTTCTGCGCTTGCGCAAGGGCCCACTTCGACGCGGCCAGGCCGTTCTCGTCCGAGAGGCCATTGGTGGCAGCCTGGTCGCCGTAGGCACGCACCAGCGCGTTCAGCTCCGCCATCAGTTCGGGCTTGGCCTTGCAGTCGATGCCCGCCTTGGCTAGATCGCTCAGCGCCGCCGACACTTCGCCAGTCCACGCGCTGGCAATCTGCTGCTCGCTCATTTCGCGCGAGATTTGTGCGCGCTGGATCAGGTTCTTGGCCGCGTCGATCTTCTCGGTCGCGGCTTCGACTGCGGTTTCAACATCGGCGCGGATGGCGCTGTAGTCCTCGAAGGTGATTTCACCGTCGTTGAGCTTTTGCAGCGCCTCGAGCTCCTTGGTCTTTTCGGCCTTCACCGCGGCCTTTTGCTCGGCGATGGTCTTCTCGGCGTCGCCGGGGTCCACCTTATAGGTGGTGGTCGGCGTCGCAGCTGGAGCAGCAGCAGCGCTCGCGGCAACGGCGGCAGGATCAGCGGCGCCAGCAGCTGGCGTCTCCGTGCCAGTGGCGGCCGCAGCACTCGCGGCAGCAGCAGGATCAGCCGTTGCAGCACCGGCGGCAGCAGCTTCGCCGGCAGCGGGCTCATCGGCCTCTTCGGCGATCGCTTTCAGGTGTCCGTCCGCGTCGCCGTCATCGGTTTCGAGCGCGGACAGTTCTTCGGGGGTCAGCGCGGCCAGGTCTGCCTTGCTGTAGTCGGTCAATGCCATGGTGTTCACATCCTGCGAAGTGGTTGGGGGGTTCTTGGGAGACGCATCAGTCGCTGGCTACCAGCTTCTTCATTTCGTCCATTTCTGCGAGCTTGTCCTTCGCTGCCCGCTTTGCATGCTTCATGCGCATTGGGTCCTTTCGGATGCGCGCGGCCTCGGTCAGGCTGCGCAGGTCGTTCTCGGCGGCGTACTTGTCGTAGGTCGGTTCCGAGTCTTTGGTGGTCGCTTTGTCCATGTCAAACCTCCTGTTGCCGAATTCCATCGGCGGTTGGCGTTTCGATTCCAGCTGCGGCGCCATCGCCAAGCAGCGGGTTCGGAGACTGCGGGATCACTGGCCGCGGCACCGGCGGTGGCGCCTGCGCTCCGGGGTGGCGGTCGTCGAATCCGACCGACGCCAGCAGCTCGTCGGCAACGGGCGCAGCGCCTGGCATGCCGGTCACGACCTGCGCGGCCTGCATCGCAACGTACAGTGCCTCGATGCGGGTTTTCAGGGCGCTGGCGTCCAGCGATTCACCTTTGCCGATGGCTTCCTTGATCTGGGCGTCCAGCTGCGCCATTTCGGCCTGGACCTTCTTGTTCATGATGGCCTGCTGCTGCTGCGCGGCCTGCTCTTGTTCCGGCGTCATCGGCTCGTCCGGATCGCGCTGGCCGGTGACACTGCGAATGCGCTCGAGCACCAGCTGCTTGTTCTCGACGTCCGACAGCTCGAAAACCACGTCCAGGAGGGCCAAAACGACTTGCGGCGCGGCGGTGGCCAGCTTTTGCAGCAGCTGCATCATCGACTCGAACGCGGCGCGCTGAAGGCTCTGCTTCCAGGCCTGTTCGCCGATGACGAACTGGGCCTTGCGCTTCGTGATGTCGTTCAGCCGCTCGCCATTGGGACCGGGCTGGTTGATCTTCACGTAGTCGCGCTTCTTGCGCTCGCCGTTGATGCTGAACACCTTCGGCTCGTTGTAGAACTGCTCGATCAGACTGACGGACAGCTCTCCCTCGAGCTGGCGCGCGAACAGCAGGTTGTCGAAGATTTCGGCGGTGAGTTGGCTGCCTTGCTCGGCCTTCTTTTCCAGGGCGACGCCGGCGGTGATGTTGGTGTCCCGGGCCAGGTTCTCGCTGCTGATGCCGGTGGAGTTGCGGATGATCAGGCGATCGGCCTCGGCCAGCTGAAGATGGCCCTGCGCGACGTCGTTGTCGCGGTTGATTTCGATCTTCTTCAGACCGCCCTCGTTCAACAGCACGAAGCCGTCCGGCGCCTGCATTTCGTCGCGCGCCTCTTCTGCGGTCATCACCTTCGGGTCAAATGCGCTTTTCTCGGCCAGCACCTGGTTGGTCGACATGACGAACAGCGCCTTGCTCATTCGCTTGTTCAACGCGTCCTGCGGACCCCGCACTGGGCGCACCGGGCTGTAGGGCGCACCGTCCTTCTTGCGGCGATAGCACCAGTACGGCACGAATGGGAACTTGTTGTGCCTATACGGGCTAGGCACGTCCATGATGATGTTCTTGTCGGTCAGGATGGTGCAGCGCATCTGCATGCGCACCCTGTCGATCGCGCTGGTCCCGCCCCTGCTCTCTGTGGTCGGGTCCTTGTACCAAGCCTCGATCAGCATCACGCGCTCGCGCTGGTTCTTTCCCCACGCGTCGGAGTCGTACATCGACCACTTGCCGGGCAGCGGCGTTGCCGCGTCCATTTCCTCGATCGGCCGGCCGTTCCACCACTCGAGGTAGCGGTCCTCGTCGCGCCCGATGCACGCGGCCTGCAGCTCGTCCTTTTTGTCCGGGAAAAACGCCTGCGCGATGTCCAGATCGATGATCCTGAAGCGGAACACGTAGCGGCTGTCCGCAAGGTCGCGCTCCACGCCCAGGCTGTCGTACAGCATGTTGCGCCACGACTCGGCGCGCACGTAGATGGGCTCGTCCTCGGGATCCGGAGAAACGCCAACTTCGATCCAGCCCAGACCGGCTTTGAAGCAATCATCCGCGGCCTGGCTGCGTCTGAACTCGACCCGATTGGCCGCGGCGAGGTACTTCAGCAACTTGGTCTTGTTCTTCGCGTCGGCGTCGGCTTCGGTGCTGTCCTCGTGGACGTTGATCACCTGGAAATCAGTGCGGGTGCGCCGCTCCACGCCAATCAGCCAGTCGATCGTGGGCTTAACCTCGTTGTACACGACTGGGTTCTGGCCGCGCGCGCGCACCGCGGCCGCCTCGTCGATCTGCCACTGCTCGCTGTCGTAATAGTCCTCGTCCAGCGACATCTGGAAGCGGTTCATGGACTGCCGGCGCATCTCCTGCTCGAACCATGACAACAGGCGCGTGTGCTTGTCGCGCGCCGCCTGGCTCGCGTCGCTCCTGCGGCCGAGAGTGGTTCCGGTGCGGGCAGCCATCAGATGCTCGCTTCGCCGAGTTTGCGGCCCTTGTGGTCCTCGTGGACGATATCGATCAGCGCTTCACCACGGCTCTGCCGGCGGACGGCCTTTGGCGCCGGCGGCATCGCCAGCAAGTCGGGGATGAAGCGCATCACCACGTCCACCAGGGCGCGCAGCTCGATTTCCAGCACGTTGCGCCCCAGCATCGCCAGGGCCTGCGCGCACTCAAAGAAGCAGGCGTCCGTGGGCCTGCCGTCCGGATTGGCGTATTTCCCGGCGCTTGACAGCCCGATACCGAACACCCCCGCGTCACGCCCGCCGATCGAGGTCCACATCATCAGCATGGGCTCGCCGTCGCTCTCGTCCCACTCGAGCGACGCCACGTAGCCGCGGTATTCGTGGGTGGCGAAGGCGGACTGGCCGCCGACGCCGAACATGGGCCGGCCGGCAGCGCTCACGATGATGGATTGGGATAGGTTCATGTGATGTCCTTCAGGCGGTACGCCAATTTCTTTCTCGCCTCGGCAAGCGCTCCCGCTCGCCTGCCTCTGGGATGCCGTCGACAAAGGTCATAGCTACCGCATCTCCTTTGTCCGGGGAGCGGCCAAGCACTTCTCGGATCTCGTCCTTGTCGCGGATCTGGATGGCGGCCACCTGCCCCATGGTCACAACCTTATAGCGAACTGCGCACAGGTCGGCCTGCAACTCCTGATCTGGCGGCAGCGAGACGGGGTCTGGATTGGTTGGGTCCAACGCCTCGCGCAGGCGCCAGTACATCTCGGCGCGCTTATTGCGCATGCGCATCTGCCCGCCCTTGTCCATCATGGTGCTGGCCTCGGAGCCCACGACCGGATAGACCAGCAGGTTCAGGCCACGGATGAAGTCCAGGGCGCTCGAGCCGATGCCGATCGCGTCCACCGCGATGCACGCGCCATTGCGCACCAGCGGCACCACGAACCCGGCGGCCGTCGGGCCGTCCTTCGTCACGCTGCCAGGCACCCAGAT